GCAGTCTGTATCCCCGAAAGCGGAACTGGCGGGAACTGGCGAGAACCAGCAGGACTACTCGAGAATTGGCAGGACTCAGCCCAGATTAGAAACGATTAGAAAAGGGAATTCTGTCTACGCCAATTTGGTCAAAGAGTTTGCTTCTAAGTACATGCAGGTTGAGCTCATGGATTGGCAGCTCTACGCCCTGGATGGATTATTTGAGGCAGACCCTGAGACTGGTGACCTAATTAATCGTGCAGGTTTAATTTCTGTGGCGCGCCAGTGTGGCAAGACCGTTTTAGGCCAGGCTGTGCTTGGCGCTTGGATGACTTCGATTGCTGCACTGAGGGGCAAGCCTCAGACCGTAGTTAATTCAGCGCATGAGCTGACACTTGCTGTGCGTCAGTTTGAAATCGTGGCGCCTATTTTGGCTGAGTATTTTGGCGCTACTCTTAAGCGGGCTTATGGCCGTAACAGTTGTGAAATGCCTGACGGCTCCCGCTGGCTGGTTAAGGCGGCTACGCCTTCTGCTGGTATGGGTTTATCTTGTGACCTCATCTGGGTAGATGAAATCTACGCAGTAGACGACAATGTTCTTGCCCATTCTTTAAGGCCCACCATGAAGGCGCGCAATGTGCGCACAGCTGGGGGCTCGCCAATAATGATGATGACTTCAACGGCTGGCACTGAGGCTTCAATAGCCATGCTGCGCTATCGGGAACAGGGCCTACAGCTCATAGATGAAAAGCGCCAGGGCTCTTTTTACTTTGCTGAGTGGAGCCCGCCACCTGGAGTGGATGTCATGGAAACTAGATGGTGGGGCTGGGCTAACCCCGCACTAGGTCAAACACTCGAGCTTGAAAGCCTATTGCTAGACGCTGACCACCCAGACCGCTCATCCTTCCTGCGTGGTTCCCTGAACCAGTTTGTGAATGCTGACGCCTGCTGGCTTCAGCCTGGCCAGTGGGATGCCTGCCTATCTGACATTGAAGGCCCCGAGGGTGGCTGGATTGCCGTAGATTCGAGCCTAGATGGTTCCCGCTATGTGGCCGTTCGCGCTGCCGTGGATGATGTCGGCGTAGCTCATGTCAAGGTTGAATTCGTGGTTCAGTCACTTGCAGAGATGCAAGAGGCCCTGATTAAGTCTTGTGAAAATCCCCAGGTGATGCTTGCCGTCACCCCCACACTTGAGCATCATGTACCGATTGCATTGGCTCGGCGTTCAAAAGTTGTCGGCTATGGCGAGCTATTGAAATACACAAGTTTAGTTAAGGGCATGATTAATGACGGCCGTATCGTTCACATGGGCCAGAGCAACCTTGCCGAGCACATGAATAGAGCTGTAGCAATTAACCAGCAAAACGCTTTAGCTCTATCTTCAAAAAGAAGCCCTGGGCCTATCGAATTAGCACGCTGCACCATCTGGGCGGCTGCTTTAGCGTCAAGACCAAAACAGGGCGGTAAGCCTATGCTGGTTGTCGTTAATCGCTAAACTTTCAGCGGTTGTGCTCTGCTAGTTCTGTCGGGATTCTGGCAGGGCATAACCACCCCTACACAAGAAATGTGGCATAATCCTGCTATGGCTCTATTTAATCGAGTAACTAAAGCGGCTGTGAGCCCAGCACCAGCGCAGGCTAAAGCAGCTGCAGCAGGTGGCTATTCATCCAGTATGTCTGGCGTAAATATGGTGGGCCAGTACTACACCTATTACGAGGGCGAGGCGCGCAATCGTGCAATGAGCGTGGCCACCATCTCGAGGGCTCGAGACCTTATGGCTTCCGTTATTGGCTCTATGCCTCTCAAGATGTACACGGAAAAATGGAATGAGGAAGAAAGAAAAACCGAAAAGGTACACATAGCGCCACGTTCGTGGCTGCGCCAGCCTGACCCTACGGTTACTTACAACTTTCTTATGGCTTGGACATTTGACGACCTTTTCTTTTATGGCCGAGCCTTTTGGTATATCACTAGCCGCACCCAGGATGGCTTTCCCGCATCCTTTACGCGCCTTCCCGCTGGCTCAGTAACCACCACAGACCAGGCGGGGCCCGTATGGTATGCGCCTTCAAAAGAGGTCTATTTCTTAGGAAACATGATTGACCCTAAAGACCTGGTGCAGTTTCTTAGCCCAATTCAAGGCATCGTGTATATGTCAGAGCAGACCGTAGCCACAGCGTTAAAGCTCGAGGCTGCGCGCTATCGCAATGCAGAGAGCTCTATCCCAGCTGGCGTACTAAAGCAAACTGGTGGCGAGCCTTTGAGCGCCCAGGAGCTTGCAGACCTGGCAAGTGCTTTTAATGCTGCAAGAGCTACTAACCAGACCGCCGCTTTAAATGAATTCCTGAGCTACACAGAAACCAGCGCCACGCCTGACAAGATGCTCTTAATTGACGCCGCTAACTATCAGGCTCTGGAATGCGCAAGGCTTACAAATGTGCCGCCATACCTGGTGGGTGTGAGCACTGGCGCTTATTCGTATCAGAGTTCCGAGCAGGCCAGAGCAGACCTTTATATTTTTGGAGTTCAGGCTTACGCTTCCTGCATTGCGGCCACTCTCAGTCAAAATAATGTTTTGCCAAGAGGAACCTATTTAGAGTACGACACCGAGGATTTTCTGGTAGAAAATGAGCTAGCCGACAAAATGGACAGCCCCGATATGCCAGAAGAAAACACACAAGAGGAACTAGCCGAATGATTCGCTTTAATGCCAGCTCTATTTCAGTAGATGCAGCCGCCCCAGACGGCACCCCGCGCCGCACTCTCACAGGAATTGCAGCGCCTTACAATGTCGTAGCTCGAGTAAGTGACGGCACAGAAATTATGCTTGCCCCTGGCTCATTGCCTGAAGATGGCAAAAATCCAAAGCTTTACATGTACCACGACAGCACTCAGCCAGTAGGTCTTGTGACCGCTCGCCAAGACACGCCAGAAGGCATGCTTTTTGAGGCTCGCATTTCCACCACTGCTGCAGGTGATGAAGCTTTAACGCTCGCTACAGATGGCGTACTCGATTCAGTCTCAGTAGGAATCTCTGCCACAGAATTTACATATGACGAAAACGGCGTGATGGTCATCACGGCTGCCGAATGGCAAGAGCTCAGCCTCGTGCCACAGCCAGCGTTTGCGGGTGCTACCATTGAAAAAGTTATGGCGAGTATCCACCAAAACCCCGACAATCTAGACAATAATCCAGATACAACCGAAGTTGAGGAGACAGAGGACATGGAAAAGACACCAGCACCAGAAGTAGTGGAAGCAGCAGCTATCCCTACAGCCCCAGTATTTGCAGCTGCAAAGCGTGATTTTGTTTTGCCTACAGCTGGCGAATTCATGGCCGCTTTCCACATTGGCGGCGACACTTTTGCAAACATGAACAAGGCAGTAGCTGATTACTCAGCTTCTAAGCGCACTTCATTGCAGGCTGCCGCTGGCGATGTGCTTACCACTGACACTTTGGGCCTTTTGAGCACTGTAGTGCTCGGCCCTCTGGTACAAGACCTTAATTTCTTGCGCCCTGTAGTTGAGGCTGTGGGCGCTCGCGCTTACCCAGACAACGGCCAGCAAAAGACTTTCATTCGCCCAACTATCACCACTCACACAAGTGTTGCTGCACAGGCAAGCGAATTGGCCGCTACTTCAGCAACCACAATGGTGATTGCTTCCAACAGCGTAAGCAAGACCACACTTGCTGGCCAGGTCACGCTTTCCCAGCAAGACATTGACTTTACGAATCCTGCAGCAATGCAGCTCATCCTCAATGACCTTATGGGCGAGTACATGATTGCATCGGACAACCTCTGTGCAGACAATCTCCTTACCGCTGCAACTTCATCGGGCGTATGGGATGGCACAGTAGCTGACCTTTACAAGTCAATCTTTGACTCGGCAAATGACATCTCAAGCGGGCGCAACTGGTTGCCTACTCATCTTTTTGTCAGTGTCGATGTATGGTCACAGCTCGGCCAGCTCGTGGATTCAACGGGCAGAGCAATTTTCCCGCTCATTGCAAATGGCTTGTCAGGTCAAAACGCTGCGGGCTCGCTCAATGCAACCTCATGGAACGGAAACCCTCTGGGCTTGCAACTTGTCGTAGACAGCAACTTTGCTGCAAAGACAATGATTGTCACTCGCGTAGGCCAAGGCCAAGGCGATGCTTTCGAGTACTACGAATCCATCCGCGGATTGATGAGCGTAGAACAGCCTGCAGTTTTGGGCCGTAACATGAGTTTCCACGGATACGCCAGCACTTTTGCTGCAATCCCTGGCATGATTCGCAAAATTACTCAGGCCTAGTCAGAAAGGCGGGTTACCGCTATGGCTACCTACAGTGTTATTTTTCATCAGCGCCTGGACAACTACGCAGTTGTTCAGACGCTGGAAAACACAGATATTGCTCTGGGCGAATCCATCACCCTTAGCGGGTTAGGGCATGGGCTAAACGGTACACACACTGTTTACGCCCTGCCCCAGTACCTATACACAGGTACAGATACTGAAGGCAACATTCTTTTAGATGCCAATCAGCCTTTGCCTAATCAGGTGATGTTTTATGACGCTGACGCAGACTTAGAGCGTGGCGCTGCAATCCCGCCAGGCTCGCTTGTGTACACGCAAACTTGTACATGGGTGACGAGTGCGCAAGTACAGTTATGGCTCGGCCTTACGAGCCCTACAGCCGATGAGAGCACATTTTTAGCTCAGTGTGTCTCTGCAGGTAATCAGGTTGCCTATCGGCGCAGGCAGGAAGCGGGCTACTTTGACGCGCTCGCTACTTCTCCCTCAGGAGATTGCACCCTCGGGGCAATAATGCTGTGTGGCGCCTATTACAGACAGCGCGGCAGTATTGACCAATTCGCAAGCTTTGACTCAATGGGCCAAGCCATCACCACTAACGCATTTACGCCAATGGTTAAGCAGCTTCTAGGCATTGACCGCCCAGCGGTGGCCTGATGGCTTACACAGACCTTTTCAATGAGGCCATAGATGACCTGGCAACCACGCTGGCAACCATCACAGGGCTGAGAGTTGTAACAGACCCCAGAAACCTAAATAGCAACTGTTGTTTCATTGACGCGCCATCCTTCGAAGCGCTCAACGACCACATAGTTACTATGACCTTTCCAGTGCGCATTATTGGCATTGGCCCAGGCAACTTGGACACTTTGCGCCCACTGCTTGCTATCTCAGCTGCCCTACTCGGCAAAAATGTGGCCGTGAACAGCGGTACCCCAGCCCTGGCTTCTATCGGTGGCCAAGAGTTCCCCGCTTATGACCTCAGTATCAGAATGCAAGCACAGAATCTGTGATGCACACAAAGACCGTTAAAATCTGCAATAATCTACAAAGCACAGGTGCCCCGACTCACCTAATACCTAGGAGTTAAAACATGGCTACCAGCTCAACTACATACCTCACGAATCCAACAGTAAACTTGGCGCCAACCACTGGCGGGGCCAAGGTTGATTTAACTTCCGTAACTTCTGCGGCGGCAATCACGGTGGGCTTTGACGCATTGGAAAGCACCAGTTTTGGAGATGCAGGCCATGTGTTCGTAAAGGGCCTTCAATCGGTCGAAGTAGTGCTCACGATGTACGCTTCCTATGGCGCATCTTCTGTGGAAGCCACCCTCTGGGATTTGCTCGGCGATGGCACTACAGAAATCACCATCTCACCTGCAGGCGCTACCGAATCCGCTAGCAACCCTGAGTACACAGTAATCAATGCTTTCCTTGCATCCTTCCAGCCAATCAATGGCACCTATGGCGAGCTCAGCATGATTGAGGCCACCTTCCAGGGTGGAACTGTTACGCGCGACATCACAGCGCCTTAAACCCCAAAAAGAAAGCAGCCGACAATGCAGCTAACAATGCAAATAGACCTGGGCAACGGCCCAGCAGTTGTCAAGACAAACCTCATGGTAATTGTCAATTGGGAACGCAAGTACAAGCGCAAAGCCTCACAGCTGGCCGATGGTATCGGCATGGAAGATTTAGCTTTTATGGCTCACGAGGCCGCCAAGCTCGCTGGTATTCATGGCATCCCACTTATGTTGGATGACTTCATTAAGCAACTGGTGTCACTCGAGGTGATTGACCAGGAGGATGCAAACCCTACCGAGGCGGCACTTACCGACATTCCCTAGCATCTTTGCTAGTTGAGTGCGGGTATTGGCCGCCTGACATCCCTTTTGACATTCCCGACTTGAATACCTGCATTAGTATTATTAATGAGTCAAGGAAGAAAACAAGATGAGCGTAAGCGCCAGCACAGAAATTTACGGCCTGAAGGCGGCGCTGGCTGAGCTCAATAAACTTGACTCTAAAACCAAGTTTCAAGCTGTAAACAAAATCAAAGCCTCAGGCTCTGAGATGGTTAATCGAGTTTCAGCTACTTACCCAGATAAGGCCCCGCTTTCTGGTATGGCTCCTGGCCGTAAGAGCGCTGGCAGGCTTTCTTATGACCCTACGAAAGTGCGCAAGGGTGTAACCATCCAGGTAGGCGGGCGCTCAGTTAAGGGCACCATTCCACTTGTGACGCTGACACAGAAAAACGCTGGCGGGGCAATTTTTGACATTGCAGGCTTGCGGGATGCAAATTCTGTTTTTGTGCGCAATCTCAATGCCTACTACGGCAGAGCTCAGCGCGGTATGTGGCGTGAAGCCAAGTTTATTTATGGCCAGGCAACGCAAGACATCCTTAAGGCCATTGAAGAAGTCTTGGCAAGCGTTAATAGAAAGCTGGTGCAGTAATGGCCGTATTTATTCCCATTGTCTCTGAGTTCAATTCCAAAGGTATTGAGAAGGCTAAGAAAGAGTTTGCATCCTTAGAGGGCGCTACCGCCAAGGCGGGCTTTGTAATGAAGAAAGCCTTTTTGCCTGCCGCTGCAGCCGTGGGCGCTTTGGGCGCTGCACTGTTTGACGCGGGCAAGGGTGCAGTCGAAGATGCGGCTGCACAGGAGCTTCTCAGCAAAGCGCTAAAGAATAACACTGCCGCCACTGATGCCCAGATTAAGGCAAATGAGGACTGGATAAGTACACAAGGCAAATTGCTTGGCGTGACCGATAGTGACTTGAGGCCAGCGATTGCGAAACTCGCCACTCAGACAGGCTCACTCGAGAAGGCCCAGCAAGGCGCCGCGCTTGCTATGGACATTGCAGCGGCGACAGGTAAGCCCTTATCTGCAGTCACTGACGCAATGGCTAAGGCTTATGGTGGCAACACTAAAGCGCTTGCCAAGTTAGACCCGAAACTTAAAGACCTGATTAAAGGCGGCCTAGACGCTGAAGGCGCTATGAGTGTGCTGGCCGATACTTTCGGCGGTGCTGCATCCACCAAAGCAAACACGGCAGAGGGACAATTTCAACGCCTGAAAGTTTCACTTGACGAAACTAAAGAAACCATCGGCGCGGCGCTTCTGCCAATTATTGAAAAGGTCTTGCCTTTTCTTACGCAAATGGGCAACTGGGCTAGCGAGAACACGGCAGTATTTTTGACCGTTGCTGGTGTCATTGGTGGCATCGCAGCTGCCATAGTTTTAGTCAATGGCGCTATGACCGCCTGGACTGCAGCCACTACAGCCTTCACGGCAGTGCAGACCGCCTTTAACGCTGTGATGGCTCTTAACCCCATTGTTTTAATTGTTGTGGGAATCGGTCTGCTGGTGGCGGCGTTGGTCATTGCGTACAAGAAATTTGATGGCTTTAGGGCTGTAGTTGATTCTGTTTTTAGATTCATCACAGGTGCAGTATCTGGCTCTATTGACCTGATTAAGGGCTATTTCTCTACAGTGCTCGGCTTCTATAAAACCATCTTCAATGGCATTGCATCGCTGTGGAATAACACAATAGGCAAACTGTCTTTCAAGTTCCCTAGCTTTGTGCCTGGTCTTGGCGGTAAAGGCTTTGATGTCCCTAACATTCCTCTGCTAGCAGAGGGGGGCATCGTAAATTCGGCCACCCTGGCAGTGATTGGCGAAAAAGGCCCCGAGGCCGTAATCCCATTGTCAAAGATGGACTCAATGGGTGGCAATAATGTAACCATCCAGGTGAGCAGTGCAGACCCTCAGGCAGTAGTAGACGCTTTGCGCCGATACATGCGCACTAATGGCGCTGTGCCCATTCGAGTAGCTACGGCAATCTAAATGGCGCTTCCGACACTTTCAGCGGTAGGGCCAAGCTCTAGCTCTATCGGCTCAATTATTGCCATGACCTGGACTGCTGGGCGCTCTGCCAAATCTGACCAGTTCAGCGCGGGCAGGGGCTCTATCACTGTCCGAAACCCTCAGACCTTGCCTGCAGCAATCGTGCTGGAAGCGCTCGTGACTCTCAGCATTAACAGCCAAGCAATCTGCGCAGGGTATGTAACCAACATTCAGTACGAATACGGCATGGTGGCTAATGAGGACATTGCCATTATTTCCCTTGAGGGCTACATAGCGCGCCTGGGCCGTGGCTACCTTAAAAACTTTCTGATGGGTGGCGGCTCTACAGGTTTTGAAGCCACCAGAGTAGGCAACGCTTTGACAGGCGATAGCGCCACTGTTACCGATGTGGACACACGCTCTAACACCTCGAGTGGCTTTATCACTGGTGACGCTGGCAACATCATTAACCAGCTGGTAGCCACTGAGCAGGGCAGGCTCAAAGAGCAAGCCTCAAGCCTTCTCTTTTACGGCCGTGATGTCACCTTTGACGCAAGCGAAGCGCCCACCTCTTACACGGGTTTTAAGTTCACTGATAGCAACCCTGCAGGCACTGGCATTGCCTACGATGTTGTCACTTTTGCCAGCCTGACCGATAACTATTTTACTCAAGTAACTGTTACCCCTGAGGGTCTAAGCATTGCGCA